TAAAGAGTCAGGCTGGAATCCAGAAGCGGACAACCCTCACTCTACTGCTTATGGTGTAGCACAAGTTCTTAAGACAGAGCCTGGAACACCAGCCCCTCAACAAGTTGAGAGGGGGCTGGCGTATATCGTACATAGATATGAGAAACCATCAGTCGCTTGGTCACATCACAGAAAACATGGTTGGTACTAATGAAGAATAAATATATAGTAGTATGCGGTATCATAGTTGAAGCAGACAACGATGACATAGCAAAAGAAATAGTCTATGACGCATGCAAAATCTCTGAACTAAAAGTTCACATAGAGTATGTGCACTTAGAAGAAGGAAAAGAAAAGGGAGAAGAAACAAATGATTAGTGTTCCACACACAGTTACATTCGTAACAGACTTCAATGAGAATCATCCAGCAGCACTAGAGTTAACAAAGATGGAACCTCAAGCACTAGAAGCATGGTTAGTTAAAGCACTTAAGGCAATGATTACTAAAGAAGGATGGCTTGAGAAAGCCAATGAAGGTAGTCATTATGCAGAGATAAGACTAGCAACCAAGGAAGAAGAGAGCAATGACAACAGTAACAACTGAGTATAATAACAAAGCAATCGAACGATTAAACAAAGCAGCATGGGTTAAAGCAGGCACGGCAGTAACTGCTACCTCAGCAGCAGAAGCAGCCAAGCAAGCAGGGCTTGATTGGACAGTATCTCTTACAGATTTACAGGCTGTATACACACAGCCAATTGGTACTGATGATACATTCACACACCGTATACCAGTAGATAACAAGAAAGCAGTGCTTAAGACTATGCCTGGTTGTGATGTACCTGAGTCAGTCATTGGTGTAGTTGGTAACAAGTACAAGTTAGTTCAGAACATTGAAGTATTCAATGCGCTAGATACACTGATTGATTCAGGTGATGCACGGTATGCAGCAGCAGGTGAGATCAAAAATGGTTCACAAGTATGGATGGTACTTGAACTACCTCATGGTGTACAAGTAGCAGACGACCCACATGTAGCCATGCTATTGGTTAAGACAGGACATGATGGTTCATCATCAGTTGTTATCAAGCCAATCATTGAGCGATTGTTCTGTGCTAATCAGATCAATGGCTTAATCAATGGTAAGAAGTACAACAACTATACCTATCGCATGACACACACGACTAACCAACAGTTATCTATCAGTGACATCCGCAACATTACACAACTAACTTACTCAGCCATTGACGATTATCAGAACACAGCAAACAGATTGCTAAGTGTTAAGATGTCACGTGATAAAGCAGTTGATTTCTTCAAGCGTGTATGGGCGTTGCCTTCAGAGATTGAATTAGCACCTGTTCATATGCTTAGTAAGGGACAGGCTAAGCAACGTACTATCGCATTGAATGCACGTGAGAAAGCGTGGACAATCTATAGTGAATCACCTACACAAGAGAACATTCGTGACACAGCATTCGGTGCATGGCAAGCAGTCATTGAATATGCTGACCACTATGGAGTCGGTGGCGCTGACCGCTTGGCAGCCGCCACCTTATCAGGACGTAATGACAAGGTAAAAACAAAGGCGTTGTCATTACTAACCGTATAATATTGGCTCGCAATGATACCCGAGTAAGAGTACTGTAGTCAGTACCGCCAACTTGCAGGCAGCCTTAGTTGCACCCGAGATAGCCGATTGCTGCGTAGGCTTTCTCACCTAAACAACAGAGAGAAGAGAGCAATGAATACAATATCAATCACAACAGTAGATGGTACTATAAACTATACTGAATCAGAGATAATCCGTTTCATTAGTAAGGCGCGAGATCAACAAGAGAAAGCAGATAAAGTTGTTGACAAACTATACAACGTCAAGCGTCAGTTACGAGAGTTCTTTGCAAATCAAGAATGGGATAGTGGTGATGTCAGTATCAGTAAGGCGAGTGTCAATGAGTTACTTGAAGAACTCGGATGTGACAAACTCACAACCAAATACCAAGGAACTTATACCATTACAGGAACATTCAACATCGAAGCATCTGATGAAGACGAAGCACAATCTATAATCGCAGATGAATCAGAGGTAAGTAACTACGGGGCAGAGATGTCTATTGATCAGATCGAAACCTTTGACATTGAGGAAGATGAGTAATGCCTTTAGTAGGATATGAGCAAGTAGATGCAGAGGACATGGTTCTAGCATTATCTGATGTGCTAAAACCTATGTCATCAGATGACAACCCTTGGCTATGGAATAGCCTATGGAAAACTAAAGACTTTATCGAAGGCTTAATGGCAGAAGAAAGGTTTAGTTAATGTTAGTTAGAATTTCAATCTATCAAGAGGTAGATACAAAAGACTTTGAGTTAGGTCTTAACACAGTTGATGAAGAGATCGCTTATCTAGTTGATCGCTTTGCTGAAGACCTTAATACATTAGCAGTTAATAATATATTAAAAGAACAAATACAAGTGGAGTATCTATGACCAATATACAGTATGTAGCATTCTGTTTAGATTGTGATGAACAACTAACAGATCATGAAGCAAACTTTGAACTGCATGAATGTGAGGATGAGTAATGGCTAAGTATATTAATAAACATGGTGACACAATTGAAACTGATAACATGAAATTTACAGTAACACGTAATGGTATTGAACAACATTTTGATGTATCACATTGGGCAAAGAATGCTGAAGGTCATGTAGATGGTGACATTCGTGCAGGATATTATGTAGGTTTTAAAAAAGTAGTAGAAGAATGAGCACAGCATACGTTCCATACAATGGAACAGCAGGATGGTCAGGCACAGACACTAGTAAAGACCGTGCCTTATATAACTTGCGGACAGGCAAGGAATTAAACAACCAGCAAAAAGCGTTAGCACTATTAAAAGATGCCCGTCTTAACGGGCTAACATGGAAAGAACTAAGCGAACATACAGGTATGCATCACGGCACAGCAAGTGGCGTGTTGTCAGTGCTACACAAATCTGGTGCTATACTTCGTACCAACAAAGCACGTAATGGTTGTAAGATTTACTGCAGCATTGAGTATCAAGATTCAGTAGTTCATGAAGTATATAAAGAGAAGGCTAAACTTTGTCCGCATTGCGGCAATAACGTCATAGCATAGTTTGGACCTGTGCTATGATTCATATACTAGGTAGGCGGTAGGTTTGTTCTCTCCTTGTCCTACCCCTATCTAGTATTCAACTAAGGAGAAACATGGCAGCAATAGAAATAACCCGTGATAGATACGGCAGACCAATGGTAGTGCCACCGAAGGGTGGCAAAGCAATTCCATACACACGCACAACTACAGTTGCTGGTTCATTAGATGATGGCACAGCATTAGTAGCATGGAAGTTACGTATGGCAGCAGCAGGTTTAACGTTACGTCCTGATCTATTGTTAGCAGCAAGTGCTATGAGAGATAACAAGTTAGAGATGGACAAGTTAGTTGAAGATGCAATGGAAGCAGCAGGTGCTACAGCAGCAGCAACTATAGGCACAGCCATTCATACACTAACAGAGAAGCACGACAGGGGCGAAGACCTTGGCGTGATACCACAAGATTATGTTGCAGATATACAAGCATATGCTGATGCAACTAAAGACTTTGAGAATGTAAACATCGAACAGTTCTGCGTCTTAGATAAATACAAGATTGCAGGTACGCCCGATCGTATCGTTAGATACAAGGGCGAGTTGTTTATTTCTGATCTAAAGACTGGTAGTATTTCCTACCCAAATAAAATTGCCATGCAGTTAGCAGTGTATGCACACGGCTTGCCGTATGACCCCGCCACGGCAACCCGTGGTACTTGGGGAGATGTGAACCAAGAGAAAGGAATCATTGTCCACCTACCAGCAGGTAGTGGTAAATGTGAACTTCACTTCGTTGACATCAAGCAAGGGTGGAAAGGTATCGAACTAGCAATGAAAGTTCGTGCTTTTCGTGACACCAAGAAAACCCTAGTAACATCTATCAAGGAGTAATAAATGCCTAGTGCAGAAGCACCAATCAGTATCAATCTAAAAACTACAGCAGGTACGCAGATTACTTTGCGTGCTGAAACACCTGATGAGTTCACTCAGATTACATCAGCAATCTTCCAGATTGTAGAAGCAGTCGGTGAAGTAGAAGCAGCAGTGCGCGGTAGTAATGCAGCAGTGCCACCTAACCCACAAGTAGCAGCAATTGCTACACAATTTAATGCTACACCAGTATCACCGTCAGTAGAACCACAACCATTTAATCCATCAATCAGTGCTGGTTCGCGCAACTGTCCTCACGGTACAATGACACGTATCCATGGACTAACAGGTAAGTTCGGTCCATACAAAGGATACTTCTGTCCTGCTAAACAAGGTGACATGACTAAATGCACCACTCAATACATCAAGGCTAATCAACCTGAATGGAATAGTTTCCAAGCAGATCAAACAAAGGCATGAGTAAAGCATGGTGTAATAACTGCGGTCATTGGGAAGTAATTTGCGAAGACTGCAGTCAACACACTAATGACAACGCATGCTTGGAGGATAACTGTAAGTGAAAACATTACGCCGTAGTATAGGCAAGCCAGAGGTGGGGGGAGAACCATTACCCCCACCTTTTCAGGCTTTCCAACGAGAAGGAATGATTCTACGCCGTGCTGAAGTAACAGTAATTGCTGGCACACCTGGTGCTGGTAAGTCTAGTATCGCATTACATATCGCAGCAAGATTAAAACAACCAACATTATACTTCTCTGCTGATACTAATGCGCATACTATGGCTATGCGTTTACTTGCAATGAAAGCAAAGATCACTCAGGCACATGCCGAGTACATGCTTAAGACAGACCCAGCACAAGCAGAAGAACAACTACGAGAGTTCAGCAACCTATACTGGTCGTTTGAACCTAGCCCTACCCTCAAAGATTTAGATGAGGAAGTATCCGCATTTGAAACTATGTGGGGTAGAAGTCCAACGCTTATCGTAGTAGATAATCTTATGGATATAGCAATAGATGGACACGAAGAGTTTGCTGGCATGCGTGCGGTTATGAAAGAACTTAAGTATCTCGCAAGAGATACCAATGCATGTGTACTAGTACTACACCATACTAAAGAAGGTGCGCAAGGATTCCCTTGTCAACCACGCGCAGCATTACAAGGTATGGTTAGTCAGATACCAGCAATGGTACTTACAGTAGGACAGATGATGCAGGGACAAGACGCATACCTATGCGTAGCCCCAGTAAAGAATCGCTATGGTAAGGCTGACTTCACAGGTAACACCTACATCACGCTATCATTTGACCCAGCGTCTATGTACTTAGAAGATGTAGTCCGTGACTATAGACAAACGGAGATGACGGTATAGATATGTGGGAAGTTCACGAAGATAAAGAAATATCTTTCTGGCATTGTGGTAGACCAGGATATTGGGAAGATCAAGATGTATTTTGTTCTAAATGCCAAGTAAAGATGGCAAGATGAGAAAGATCGTATTGATTCTAGAAGTAACAGATGGTGTATTGCATGAAGATTTAATTACAGAAATGAATGCAGATATACTTTGTAGATTAGAAGAAGATGATAAGAAAATTACTGGTTGGGAATGGGTATATTAATGAGTAAAACACTACAAGAAAGATTAGATGAAGCAGCAAAGTTAGTGCAGCCTATCTTTGAGGATGTATTAGATGAAATAGAAGCACGTAAAGAATGAGCAATCCAGCCAAAGCCAAAGGCTCGGGAGCCGAACGAGATGTGGTGAAGTATCTCAAGCAATGGTTCCCTTATGTTGACAGGCGATTGGCTGGCGCAACCCTTGATAAAGGTGACATCTCAGGTATACCAGGAGTCACAATTGAAATCAAGAACCATGCTAAGATGAACTTGGCTGGATGGTTGGAAGAGTTAGCAACGGAGATGGCTAACGATAAAGCGTGGACAGGTGTGGTGTGGCACAAGCGGAAGGGGAAGGGAAGCCCTGAAGACTGGTACTGCACCATGCCTGGACATGTGTATGTAGATTTATTAAGGAGAGCAATTGGAGAAGCCAAGCATTGAGGAATACCTCAACTACATAGGCGCAGCCGTACCTCCTATGGGTAACGGCTGGCGCAAGATGAAATGTCCGTTTCATATAGATACACATGCAAGCGCAGCAGTTAACTTTGATAAGAACGCCTTTGTATGCCATGGTTGTGGTGTCAAGGGCGATACCTATTCACTCATTATGTACAAAGAAGGCGGTGATTACCGTGAGGCTGTCAAGTTCGCAACGTCAGTTCTTACTACAGGCAACACAGAGATACGCCAGCAAGATAGATCAAGCAACAGAGTATCTATCAAGCCGTCATCTCTCGGTAGAAGAGGCAAACATCTTTCATCTGGGAGTGGTAGACGACCCTCTTCCAGGGCATGAAGCCTATAAAGGTAGGCTTGCTATCCCATACATCACACCATCAGGCGTAGTAGACATTAGATTCCGTGGTATGAATGGTGAAGACCCTAAGTATATGGGATTAATTGGTGCTAAGACTACAATGTTTAACACACAGGCTTGCTTTGTAGCAGATAAATATATCTGCGTCACCGAAGGTGAGTTCGATTGCATTATGATGAGTACTAAAACAGTTCATCCAACTATCGGTATACCAGGGGCTAACAACTGGAAGCCCCACTATGCCAAGATACTTGATGACTTTGATATAGTAATTGTACTAGCAGATGGTGACTCAGCAGGACTAGAGTTCGGCAAAAAAATCAGTAGAGAGTTAGGTAATGTTAACATCATCAGCATGCCTGAAGGTGAAGACGTAAACAGTATGATGATTAAACAAGGAAGCGAGTGGCTAGATGAGCGAATCAGACAATGCGTTACCTCTGGATAGCACAATATGGGAACACATTGCCCATATGGATTTCACTATAGGAATTCCAGTATCAGAGAACAAGACACTCAACATATTAGGTGCGCTAGAAGACATCTATAATGCAGTAGACCCAGACCCAGACGAAGCCAAGCAATGTATCATTGCGCTGGCTGCTATCTTTGTAGCGTCACGTCACGACAAAGCAGACTTAGTATGGGAAGAACTATCAGTACAGGAATCAATGGCTAAATTCGATGAAGGAATACGGGAGATACTAAATGAAAAACCCTGAAGATTTAAAAGAAATCTTTTTAAACTTAAACAACATGATGCTTAAGAAGCATGAAGACTATGGTCCAATGAATATAGCAGGAGCACCTGGTGGTCCAATGAATGGACTGCGTGTACGTATGTATGACAAACTCGCACGACTTAACAATCTAGTAGATACGGGCGACACGCCCAACTACGAATCTATCGAAGATACCCTACTTGACCTAGCAAACTATGCCATAATCGGGTTACTCGTCCAGCGTGGACAGTGGGAAGGTATCCCGAATGGAGAATAGATGTGACACGTGTAGTCGTACTGAGCGATTTACAGATACCATATCAAAATAATAAAACAGTAGACGCAACTATAGAGTTCATCCGCGACTACAAACCAGATCAACTCTGGTGTGTAGGAGATGAACTAGATGCACCTGAACCAAGCCGCTGGAACAAAGGCATGGCAGGTGAGTATGCTGAAACCCTACAAGATGGTATAGATCAAACGAACGACATCATGGCTCGTTACCGCAAAGCATTGGGTAACAAGCCATTTTTTATTCAACGTTCTAATCACACTGACCGCATTGATACTTACATGCGCAAGTATGCACCTGCCTTCTCATCTCTTAAATCATTAGAGATTGAATCACTACTAGGTTATGACAAGTTAAAGATTAATTACTTACACCGTATGCATGAACTATTACCTGGGTGGGTAATGGCACATGGTGATGAAGGTGCGCTTAACCGTGCGCCTGGTGCTACAGCATTAAACCTAGCCAAGCGTTTAGGTAAGTCCGTAGTATGTGGGCACACGCACCGCGTGGGCTTACAGCATGAAACAACAGGCTTCTATGGCAAGACACATACACTGTATGGATTAGAAGTCGGGCATATGATGGATATTAAACAGGCATCTTACCTCACATCAGGTAGTGCCAACTGGCAGCAAGGCATTGGTATCTTAGTAGAACATAACCGTAAGGTTACTCCGTTTGCTGTACCTATAGTAAACGGTGAGGTTATCATTCCGTAATGAATTACATTGAAGAATACAATGACATGATTCAACAACTCTCAACTGAATACGCTAGGCGTTACGGCATGCTTGAGCATGACGACATAGCACAAGAGTTGTGGGTATGGTTTGTTGCTCATCCACTTAAATACCAAGAGTGGTCAGAGTTAGAACAGAAAGATCGAGATAAACTTATCGCTAAGT